CTGATGTTCCTTATTACGTACCTTTAGTAGTTCCTCCTAGTGATCTAAGAGAACCTGAAGGTACAAAACCTATAAAAACTGTTGAAACTTCAACACCTGTTTTAAACTTACCACCCTTACCACCAATTCCTATTCCACCACCTGAAGTATTAGTTCCTACAGTAATTACAGCAGTTACAGCCGTAGCAGCAACAAGTGTAGCAACTCCTATCATTCAGGATTTGAAAGAAAGAATAACAAAGTTTTTAAATAATAAAATTAAAAAATGGAAGGAAAACCGCCAGAAAAAAAAGAAAAAGGACTAATAGGTAAATTAAAAGATGTCGCAGAAGATAAAGAACATCAAATAGAAGTACTAGGTACTTTTGTAAGACTGGGAGTTGTCGTCTGGAGTGGATTCATTATTACGATGAACTACGTTGATATTCCTATGGTTAAGAAATCTGGTAACTCAGATATCACTTTCGTAGCCAGCGTATTTACTGGAGCACTTGCCACATTCGGCTTGACTACTGGTAAGAACGGTGGAAGCAAACCTCCTGTATGTCCTATGGCAAAACAAGACAAACCAAAAGCATGAAAAAATTAATTCTGCTTTTAGCTCTGTTATCACCCAGCATAGCTAGAGCCAATACTGTCACTCCCCAGTTCACAACCGGGAGTATGTACTCAACGACCACTACAACTCAAGTTATAACTGAGGTAGAAGTAAAGGAAGTTTTCGGTGCAGCCGTTAACACTTGGTCTGGATCAAACATAACAGCAGCAGCTAGTGCTGGTATCGCTGGTGGCGATGCAGTATTTACTGTTACTGATACCACTTTGCCTTGGAATCTAGAGACAACAACTAGAGCAGCAGGGCTTGTAGAAGAATGGAATACTACAAGAAACTACACCATAAACTCCACTACTACTTCGCTCTCTGTATTCTCACAGTAAGCCCAGTATTAGCTGAAGGAGACACAAATAATAATAGTAACCCTGTGGCAGCAGCCACCGGAAACGTTACCAATTCGGCTGTGCAATTCCAGAACAATGGAGCTTCGTCACGGCAGTCTTATGGTCCAAACATTCAATGTAATGGATCAACAATGACGTTTAGTCCTTTCTATATGGGAAACCATGTCAATCCGTACACAGCGGATGAAGATACAAGAGACTTATACCCTTCTAGTTATCAGTTAAATGAGAACTGGGGTTTTCAAGTCAACTTCATGGTTCCTCTAGATAGAGAGGGTCTTAAACAATGTAAAGCCATAGCTAAACGTCAAGAAGAAAAGATGCAATTAGATTATGAACTTGTCCGTATAGACAACTGTACAAAAATCATGCAACGTGGCTTTACTTTACTACCCGGATCACGTGTATATCACCTCTGTTCTGATGTAGTACCTATCCAATCATTATTAAAAAAAGAGACAAAAGATGTTAGCACTAATAAAACCACTCGTTTTAACTTCTTTAAAAAGTGAGAAATTCAAGAAGTTTGTAGTAGAACTACTAGAAAAACTTGTTGAATCCACTGATAACGACCTAGATGATAAAGCACTAGCAATAGTTAAAAAGGGTTTAGGTATCCAATAATCGAGGGTACAAACATACCCAGACAAAATTACAAGCCCCTTACAGGCGATTCTGGAGGGGCATTTTTTATGGAAATCAATGAAAAAGGCAACTGAAGAGCAATTTAATGAACTCCACCAGTTAGTCACACAAGAATTTTTAGACAGAGTAAAAAGCGGAGAAGCTACTACTCAAGACTTAAAAGCAGCCTGTGATTGGCTGAAGTCAAACGATATATCCGGTGTTGCATATGATGGCAACCCATTATCAAAGCTGGCGAATGTATTACCAGAAATAGATCCAGAGTTAGTAAAGAGAAGACTTTATGCCAAGCAAAGGAGCTAAGTACGCAAACGGTAACTACAAAGCTCAACAAAAAGCGTACAACAAAACAAAAAAGGGATTAAAAATACGTGTCAATGCAAATCGACTTAATAGGCAACTTGGTACTTACGGAAATGGTGATGGGAAAGACGCTGCTCACTATAAGGGGAGCTCGACCAAAGGCAGACTCCAAAGTCCATCAAAAAACCGAAAAAGCAGACTCAAGATACGTAAATGACCCCATTACTACCTAGCCCACAACATTACTTACAAAACCTAATAACCATGACAAGTCCTGACGCTAAGAAGCTCTGGAGAAGAGCTATCAAACAGCACTTCAATTGTACATGTGTTTATTGCGGAGAATCTTATGAAGAACATGAACTTACACTCGATCACGTCACACCTCGTTGTAGAGGTGGGGAAGATCTTACGACAAATATTGTCCCCGCCTGTCAGAAATGTAACCAAGGGAAAGGTAGTAATCATTGGCTCAGATGGAGTCGAGAGACATTTGGAAGTCAACCTGAGCGAGAACAACTTATAAGCGACCACATCGCTGCGTAACCAATACACCCAAGAATAATAACCGCCCCGTAAGGGGCTTTTTTAATGGCAACTACTGTAAATGGCGTTAATGGCGTTAATGGCAAAAACGGCACGAATGGAACAAAGAAACTTTTAGAAGAAATATATAAAGAGTTTCCAATATATAAAGGATTAGAACCTACTACTAAAATAAAAAGCGAATTTAAGCAAATATATAAAACAATTCAAGATAGACTTATTAGCGATGGAAGTTTCCCTAATAAACAAGCAAGAGGTTTAAACTTAGCAGTTTTAACGGAAATGGGTGAATTTCCTTATTGGGCACATAAAGGAAAAGACCCTGTTGCATTAGGTGAAGGAGTTGTACATAAAATGAGTGGTGGAGAAGCTAGACCAGCTTTTCTTAGAAACGCATCAAATGCAAAAGCTGACTCTATAAGACTTCAACGCACAAATTGGGCAAATGACCTTATGTCAGCCGCTGGATTTGGAGATGAAGTTAAAGAAGGTTCAGGGTTGTTTAGTGCTAAAAATAGAGTAGGCGGTAAAGCTTGGGACCACACTTATGAATTACAAGATTTTGGTCCTAGATATAAAAGCATACTTAAAAAATTTGCATCTGGATCTATTGATACGGCAAAATTTAAAGAGCTTGTATCTAGAGAAATTAGTAAAAATCCGGGTGACATTAAACGTAACCTAAAATTACTTGATGAATCTGATAACTACGCCAAAAGAGCAAGAGTTGAAGCTGATGTAAAAGAATTTAAAAAAGCTGAAGCTTATAAAGTTCGTGATGCTAAATACACAGAATTTCAAAAGTTAGATGATGTAACTAAAGCTGCCAAAATTGACGAAGCTCATAAAACAGCAGTTAATTTAGCTGGTGACTTATATATTGACGACATAACTGAAAATTCAAAATTATTCTCTCCAAATATAAATACCAAAAAGTTTATCAAATATGGTGTTGGTGGTTTATTGCCAAGTGTAGCTGGTGGTGCGTTTAACGTGTTAGAAGCCGATGCTAGAGCACAGCAATATAAAGAAACTGGTCATTGGTTAGACGGAGTGCAATCACAAATATCTAACTTAGAATTAATGACTGGATTCCATCCAATATCAGATGCTTTTGTCTCTACACCATTAGCTGTTGGAAATCTATTTATAGATGCTGCTAGATTTGAACGTACAAAACCTTATTCGTATGCCGATAGGAAACGCTACAGGCACGGCGTTAGATAACTTATACACATTCGTATATGAACGATACTTTAACTGCCTTACAGGGCGATTTCAAGCTGTTTCTGCAAGCTTTGTGGGACCAGCTTGATCTCCCTTCTCCAACGAGGGCACAATATGCAATTGCAGATTACTTGCAGAGTGGTCCCAAGCGACTACAAATACAGGCGTTTAGGGGAGTTGGCAAGAGCTGGATTACTGGTGCTTTTGTTTTATGGACTCTATTTAATAACGCCGAAAAGAAAATAATGATAATTTCTGCCTCTAAAGAGAGAGCAGACAACATGAGCATCTTTTTACAGAAGCTAATTATCGAAACACCATGGCTAAAGCATCTAAGACCTAAGTCTGATGATGCTAGATGGTCACGTATATCATTTGATGTTTTATGTTCACCCCACCAAGCACCTTCAGTCAAATCAGTTGGTATAACTGGTCAAATGACTGGAAGTCGTGCAGATTTAATGATCTTAGACGACATAGAGGTTCCCGGGAACAGTATGACGGAGTTAATGCGTGAAAAACTTCTTCAACTTTGTACCGAAGCCGAATCAATCCTTACGCCGAAAGACGATTCTCGTATTATGTATCTCGGGACTCCTCAGACTACTTTTACTGTTTATCGTAAGTTGGCAGAGCGGAATTATCGACCATTTGTCTGGCCGGCAAGATTCCCAAAAAACATTACCCCATATGAAGGACTAATAGCCCCTCAATTACAAGAAGATATAGATAATGGCGCACAACCGGGAGAATCTACAGACCCTGACAGATTTGATGACGAAGACTTACTACAAAGGGAATCATCTATGGGACGAAGCAACTTTATGCTTCAGTTTATGCTTGACACAAGCTTATCTGATGCTGAGAAGTTTCCTCTTAAAATGGCTGATTTGGTTGTTACCAGTGTTAATCCTACTGAAGCACCCGATAATGTCATATGGTGCTCCGATCCAAGAAATGTCATTAAAGATTTGCCAACAGTTGGTCTCCCGGGAGATTATTTCTACTCACCTATGCAATTACAAGGAGAGTGGACTCCATATCAAGAAACCATCTGCTCGGTTGACCCCAGTGGACGAGGATCAGACGAAACAGCTGCCTGTTATCTTTCCCAAAAGAATGGGTTTCTCTATCTACATGAAGTGCGAGCCTATAGAGATGGGTACTCAGACAATACCTTGCTTGACATATTAAAAGGATGCAAAAAATACAACGTTTCTACCTTAGTAGTAGAGACAAACTTTGGAGACGGAATAGTAAGTGAATTATTTAAAAAACATCTTCAACAAACAAAACAAAACATCTTTGTGGATGAAGTACGTGCAAATGTCAGAAAAGAAGACAGGATTATTGATGCACTTGAACCTGTTCTTAACCAGCACCGTCTTGTTGTTGACCGTGGGGTTATTGACTGGGATTACAGCTCAAACAAAGACAGTTCACCTGAGAGTCGGCTCCTCTATATGCTCTTTTACCAGATGAGTCGGATGTGTCGTATGAAATATGCAGTCAAGCATGACGATAGATTAGATTGTCTTGCTCAAGGTGTTAAATACTTTACTGACTCATTATCTATTTCAGCACAGGCACAGATAGACCTAAAGAAACAAGAAGAGTGGAATGACATATTAGAAGGTTTCTTAGATGATCCTCAATCTAGTGCTAATCATTTAGTACTTGGGATGGACCTAGAACAGAGACAACAAGCCAGACTTAAGACATCAAATAAAGATGCTCCTAACTGGGTTTAGACTGAACAGTCACGTATACAGGGGAAGGGTGGACCCTTGTAAGGGGAGCTTAGGCTCCCTTTTAATAAATATCCGTGAATGATATTCCTTTAAAACACCACTCTCCACTTCCTATAAGGGTTCAGAGTAGAGAGTTCTATTAATAACACTATATATGCCTAAACTTAAACTTGAAAGATTTAGAAAGCTATACAAGAGTCTAAAGACTCCTTGGAAACCACTCAACTGGCTAATACTTGGTTACTTGATTGGCATAGAAGATAGATATATCAATATTAAAGCTGCACATACTGTTGATGTAGCTGTACGTAAATTCAATAGAGAGAACCCTGATTCAGTTAAGAAACCTGAAATAAAGATGAAGAAGACTTCAACTGGTTGGGAGATGTCAATTGGAGATGTGGACGATGAATAACATAGGTCTTGAAATCATATTCTGGACCGTACTAACCCTATATATACTCACCCGGATAGGACTATTTAAATGAAGATATTTCTGGATTCAGCTATTACTACTGATATACAAGATAGATTAGCTACCGAAATAATAGATGGTGTAACAACCAACCCCACTCTTATAAAGAAGAGTAATGAAGACCCTGATGTGGTCTATAAAGAACTGTATGACATGCGTGTTAAAGACATCTCTATAGAAGTTAGAGGTGATACTGCACAAGAGTTAGCTGCTAATGGAATACTGTATGGTAGAAAGTATGGTGAAGTAGCTACTATTAAACTTCCTTGCACTGTTGAAGGTATAAAGGCTTGTAAGAAATTGTCGATACTGGGTCATAAGACTAATATGACTTTAGTATTCAGTGTTAGCCAAGCAATACTATGTGCTAAAGCTGGTGCTACTTATGTTTCTCCTTTTGTTGGCAGATTAGATCAGATTGGAGAAGATGGTATTCAGTTAATAAGAGATATCTCTCGTGTTTATTGTGTGTCAGGTGTTAAGACACAGATCTTGGCTGCTTCAATCCGTTCTCCTAAACAAGCAGAGGATGCTTATCTGGCTGGAGCTGATATATGTACATTGCCGGTCAAAGTGTTTGATCAGATGTTTAAACATACTCTTACAGATGATGGTCTTAAGCAATTTGCGATAGATTTTGGCATAAATTTCTGAAGTCTATTCGCTTAGTACACGCGCGCGGAAGACCCCCATAGGGGGTAGCAAGTACTCCGGCGGATCTATGATCCGGTGAACTCCCAGTGATAGCAGGGGTTTTGCATGCCTTACACGCGCGATCAATCAACGCGGGCGGGCGCGGGATCAATTAACGCGGGCATATGCGCGATCAATTAACGCACGCAGCTGCACGCGGGCGCGGTTAACTTGTCTCGCTCTGTCTCGCGATCTGTTGCCGTACCATTAGACTCAAACTGAGACTGGTTGGCATGACTGCTGTTTGGCACTGCTTGTGACACTAATCTCACTGTCTACCGTTGCTAACCGATACACCGTGGTATAATGAAACCAGAGAGTGTTGTTTTACGTTTGTTTATATATCTCTCCCTTTAGGGTGAGAGAGATAAATAAACTAAACTACAACACCTCTCCCAAGCCGAAACGAGAAATTCATATCACCAAAACAAACTCAGAGCAGCCGTAGAGACGTAAAGTCTCTTGAGGACAGTGAAACCCAACAGTCCAAGAAGTTGACCAGCCTTGATAAGCGCAGTGTAGAGCTGCAAGTCCGGAGAGAAACCGGTGATGGCGACCACGAAAGTGAGGATCTGAGCGAAGACACCGGCGAGAACATCCGCCAAGTCGTGCATAAAAGTGCTAATCGATACACCTTAGTATCTTTAGATACTAGCTGGTCTCTAGTGCTTGGTGTGTGGTGTATATCAACAACACATCAAGAACGGTGCAAATCCGTTACCAGCACTTGGATATTTATATCCAAACTTTAAATTAATCGGAGTTTTTATTATGTTTGGTTACACTATTGTGAATCGTAGATTCAGCGATGCAATTGAGTTCGCTGCTGTCAATGTCCTTCAAGGACGTTGCATCATCAGATTTAAAAAATCTGGTGCTGAATACCTTTACAAGAATGTATCAAGACGCAGACTTTTAAGTCTGTTACTCGATAACAATAAGTCACTAGGTTTCTGGATTCAGTACCTATCCAATAATGCAATTATTGAGAATAGATACAGACCTCAAACCGGTGCAATGACCTATCGTCAGATAGGTTTTAGTTACTTCAATGAAGTACCTAAGTACTTAGCAGTTCAAAACGTAGCTGCCTAGTCATGACTAGAGTACACATCACCCGCCGATCTTCAAACAGTAAGGTCGGCAAGATCCCAGTGACAACAAGCGAAGCAAGCACATGTCCCACCACTTGTGGGATGTATGACACTTGTTATGCAAAGACTGGGCCGCAGTCATGGCACTGGAACAAGGTCACCAAAGGTGAGCGCGGCGGTGACTGGGATGACCTAACAAAGTTTGTTAGTTCTCTCAATGCTGGGCAATTATGGAGACATAATATTTCTGGGGATCTTCCCCATCACGAAGGACACATTGACTTACGTCAATTGTTCGACCTAGTGCAAGCTAATAAAGCCAGTGGTGCCAAGGGTTATACCTACACACACCACTTATTATCGAAGGATAATAAACCAGTTCATCACAACATCGAGGCGTTAAAGTATGCAAACAAAAACGGCTTTACTATCAATGCCAGTTGTGAATCCCTCACACAGGCGGATGATGCAATTAACCGAGGACTACCAGCGGTATGTGTTGTTAACTCCGACAAGGACACACCAACACATACACCAGCTGGACGCAAAGTAACAATATGTCCAGCACAATTACATGAACATGTACAATGTGCTGACTGTAAACTTTGCAGTCATAGCAATAGATCCCAGGTGGTTGCATTCTTATCTCATGGCAATAGATCACGTAAGGCAAATGAGTTTTTAACTGATTAACTTATGCACCTTAGTATAATATAAGGAGGTAATTATATCTCCTTATTTTATATTTTCCACACTCATTACACACTCACATGGTCGCACACTCATGTTGCGCCTATACGCAGCGGTATGTATGTATGTATTTGAGCATGGACGCATGGACGTGCAAGGACTTACAACCTCATGGACGCATGGACGCATGGCTGATGCTGACTCCGAACAGCAAGGTCGGTTCGATTCCGATCACGTCCAATTACCTCGCAATGAGCGAGGACTTAAACGTATGAACATACGAGTAACTCTTTATCAATCAACAACTTATTTTGTTGAATCTGATAGTGAAGAACAAGCACTTGCTTATGTAAAAGCAAATCCAAACCTTGTCATATCTGAACATGAATCATGGACAGAGACTGAGGAAATTAAAAGCTAGATGGCTCAAGGGCGGTTCGACTCCGCCACTAGCAATTGCCCACGCAATGAGCGGGGCTTTACTGACAAATGGCTATCAGACATGAAATCAACCATGAATTTTACATGGGTGAAATAGGTTCTGTTCATTATTACTCCGGCAGTTTATGTGTGCATGGAGAAGATGGAACCGTTGAAGTGAATACAGTTTCAGCAGATGACATAGTTCAGTTGTTTAGAAACTTCACTTGTGCAAATACTAATTATCTTGATGAAACAAAAGCATCTTATACCAAAGGTATGCTTCACGAAATCAAGAAAGCAGTTGATAAATATTGCAAAGCAAATCCACAAGCTAAGAAGGAGGAAGCATGAACTGTTACACACTGAATCCAACACAGCAAAAGGTAATCAATGCTGTATCTAAATCAGAAAGGAGATCACCTGAGCAAGTAGTTTCAATGCTTCTTGATCAAGGACTTGATTTCTTTTACTGCGAACATACTGCAATGTATTCGCCTTATGTAGATGCTGAGACTTTTGACAAAGCATTAAACAAAGACATTAAGAGGGCAGCATGACTATTTTTGAATTTGTAGAAGAACTCTGCGACATTATCGGCGGAGAAAACGCATACTACCGTTTCGAGAAGGAAGAACTAATCGAAATGTGTAAAGAAATGAGCGAATCACATAGAAAAGCTGAAGAAGAAATAGCGGGGGCAGTATGAACCAAGCACAATTTATAGCTGAGGTATATGGAGTTGCATGGGCATCTAATCCTGATTTAGATGAAGCATCATCATTTCAAGAAATACTTAAAGAGTTAACTGAACTCAAGGACAAAGCCATGCGATGGGAAATAATAGTCAGCTCATTCAAACCTGAGCCTGAGTTATTTCCAGTACGTCAAACACTAGCAGATGCACGAGCTAGGCAAGCAGAACAAAGACAAGGAGAACTATGACCATAGACGTTAAACAAACACTGAACTATTCAGCAGCTATACGCAAGGCTGAACCAGACTTTGATGATGACACTGTACGCAAAGCAGCAGAGCATTGCGTTTTATACATGGACGTAAGAATCAAGCCATCAAAGCTTAAGAAAACGCTTGAACAATTCAAGCAAGATAACTACTTGTAATGCAAGTACCTAATTACATACACCACTCTAAAAAACAACAGAAAAGAACATTAAAACCTCAAGCTTTACGCTCCGCAAGGGCGCGAGCAAAGCACACGAGACTACGCCTGACAGTCAGTAAACCCCCAGAAATGGACAGGTAATTCAACACACTCATCAGGCTCGCCATGATTACTTATCAAATCATCTATCGTCTGCCGGACGAGGATAAGCATTGGCTTTTTATAAAAGCCGATTGCGATGAAGATGCTGCATACGAAGCATTGGACTGGACTAAAACCCGTAAATACAACCTCATAGACGTTAGGAGAATCACATGAAAAGAAAATACTTTCCCAATAATTGGCGAGCTATCAAGGACACCCCTGACAAGTTCTTTGTATCCATGCCATATGAACAGTTTACGGACTGGAAGATACATGGCTATGACATCCCTGATTCTGTGTATTCAATCATTAGAACCATGGACGATAAAGGAAAAGTGGAAGAGTTTTATTACTCCACACCACACCACACAAAGAAACGTATAAGTAAATCAATTAAAGAAAACAAAGAAATTTACCTATGCACTATGGAAGGAATGTACCACCTTAAACCAGAAGATTTACCTATTGATTTCAACAACAAATGAACACACAAACATTTAATAGAAGACTACAAGAATTAAGTAGCGAGTTATACCAACACGTTCACAGGGACGAGCTGCTTAACATAATGTCACAACAAGTATTGGATGATACACCTGTCTGTGACTCAGTAATTATACCCAATCCAAAATATATTAAAGCTTAAGTGGTTATACCTAGAAATACCTGTTATTCTATTCTCAACCCAATTTCACAAATGGAACTTTTCTCAAAGGGCGATTTCTATTTAGGCATGGATGAAGAAAAGTTTTGCGACTTTGATATACATGTTGGTAGATTCGTGGTACAATACACTTGTCCCAAAGGACAAATAAAACAACCACCCAAGGACGATGGAACGCGGAACCGACCCATGGAAGGATCAGCTGACTGACAGCCAAATGGAAAAACTCTTCAAATGTTTGAAGACGTTTATGATATTTGATCCTGAAATGCCATTGCAACTACAACTAACTTTCTTATACATCGCATCACATGATGGATGTCATAAGCAAGCGATGGAAGCTGCATTGGGATATTCCAACGCTGCTGGTAGCAGGAACACTGACTACTTAGCAGAGATACATCGTTACAAAAACAAACCGGGGCTGAAACTGATTAGCAAGGAACGAGATCCTTCTAATCTGAGGAGGTATCAACTCGTCCTTACTAAATCTGGTAAGCAACTGGTAGATACTCTCAAGGAACAACTCTATGGCTAAAGCTCTTACGTGGGGCGAATGTCGCGACCACACATTGCGAACTCTTGATACTTGGAGGAGCGGAGGAGGACGGGAGTCCGCCATCCTATACTCCGGTTACTTTAGCGAATATCAAGGAGACGGATTTCCAGTACATCGAATTACAAAACCTTTGATGACTGAGTTATGCGTTCAACTTGAAGAAGATAAAGGAATCAAGAACTCGACTATTAACCGATTTATATCAGCTGTCTCCGTAGTATTAAAACACTGCAAGGAGGAAGATATGATTAAATTTGATTTGCCTACGCCATTTAAGCGTAGAAATGAAAAGAAGGGTAAGCAGAAACGTAAGTATTACACTAAAGATCAAGTCAAAGAAATGGAGCATATTGCAAGAAATGTAATGTGTAACGACAACTTAGCTGATCTCATTAAGTTCGCTGCTTTAACAGGTATGCGATTAGATGAAATCCTTAAGTTACCAGCTTGGAGAGTTGACTTTAACTTACGTGTAATTAATGTAGAAGACACTAAAGGATATGATCCAAGGACTATTCCTATCCATTCTGCATTAATGCCCACACTCATCAAGCGTTGCGAGGAATGTAACGACAAGGGACAACCTGACGTTAAACTTTTTGGCAACGATTGGGGTAATCATGACAATAGAAAAGCAAAAGCTGATGCCGTTAGACATCAGTTTGAGAAAATTTGTTCAGATACATGAATCTTCGTGATGATGGGAGCTATGTTTTTCATTGTCTACGCCATACATTTGCTACTTGGCATCTTGCTCAGGGAACTCCCCCATTAGAGTTGATGGCTATGCTAGGTCACAAAAACCTATCTACAACTCTGGAATATGCACATGCAACTTCCGAAGGTCAACGAGCAGCTCAAGATAAACTAGAATACTAAGTTCTAGTGAATCCGTTACTGCCGTAATATATCCATTTACAAGGATTTTAATGAGATTGTTAGGTGCGTCAGCTATAATAAATTCGGCCAAATCCATCTGGGAGTGTGGCGGAATTGGTAGACGCGCCGGACTTAAAAACCTCCTAACTTAAAATTCTAAATGGTATCGGATCTTGGCAGAAATGCTGAGATCTTTTTATTTGCAAGGGCTGTTAATCTATACACCTTCGCATAAATCCGTACAAAATATCCATAGAACAAAATACATGCCTTTACGTGCTGAAATTGAGCAGCAGGAGACATTAGAACGTAATCAAATAAAGGGCGGATTAGACAAATTAAGGAAGGACACACTTCACTTAGAAAAAAAGAATACGCATCCGCTACTGTTTATGGTTCTGCTTCCATTGCTACATTGTTGCCCACATTTATTGAATTTATAAATTTAAAGAAACAAGATCGTATAGAAACTATTAAAAAGCATGGAGCTGGAAGTATGGTTGCATTAATGCCATACTTATTAGCTTTAGATACTGAATCACAAGCTGTGATTGCAGCCAAGCTTACATTTGATAAAGTATTTTCCCCAAGAAAAAAGAATCAACTTGTTGTAAGTGTCACTGATTCAATTGGTAGTGCTATTGAAGCTGAATGTCAGATGCAATATTACGAGGAGTTAGCACCTCCATTATTTGCTGCCTTAAAAGAAACCTATTGGCATCAAGCTAAAGGTACTGAGTACAAGCGCAAGTCCATGCAAACTATCATGAACAAGCATGATATTATTCCTTGGAAACCTTGGACAAGAGAATGGAAAGTAAAATTAGGAGGATTTTTATTAAACTGTCTAGCACGATCATCTGGTTGGTTTGAAAGTGTAGAGAAAAAGATTGGTAATAAATCAGATGCATTCGTAATAACAACAGATGAATTTAATAAACATAAGGAAGAGATAGTAAGGATTACAGAGTTATTTAGTCCACTAACTAAACCAATGCTTATTGAACCTCGTGATTGGACTACTTTGGATGATGGTGGGTATTACTTAAATCAACTAACTAATTGCCATGAAATGGTAAGAAGGGGTGAACAGTTACGTATACAGGGGAAAACAACTTATCAATTTTTAAACCAAATACAAAAGGTTAAATACAGACTTAGTGATTTCATAGTTGGAGTAGCTAAGGAGTTAGAAGAAAAAGAAATTGAAGTAGGAAAGTTTCGTCCTGTTATTAATCATCCAATACCTGCTAAACCAGCTGACTTTGATACTAATAAAGAAAGTAAAAAGCAATGGAAGAGAGAAGCTGGTATAGCTCATAACAAAAACGCTAACGAATGGAGAATATCTTGCCGAACAAGAATGACAATGAATTGTGTCAGAGAGTTTGAAGGTAAAGATTACTACATACCATGGTCGTTTGATTATCGCGGACGAGCTTACCCTATACCTAGTTTCTTAACTCCTCAAGACACAGACTTTGGTAAAAGTTTACTTAGGTTTAGTGAGGAGTCAGAGATAACTGAAGACGGGATGAAGTGGTTAGCTTTTCAAGTAGCTACTACTTATGGTCTTGATAAAGCAACTATGGAGGAGAGGTTAGCTTGGGTAGGAAAACGTGAAAACATATTATTAATAATCAGAGTTGCTACAGATCCAGTAAATAATATTGGAGATTGGGAAGCAGCTGATGAACCTTGGCAGTTTTTAGCTGCATGTCATGAGTACCACTCAGTGGTCATGGCTGGTAAGGAAACTACTGGGTTACCCGTGGCAACCGATGCAACATGCTCAGGTCTACAGATACTGGCTGGTCTAGCTAGGGATAAGTCCACAGCACGTTTGGTCAATGTAATACCAAGCGATAAACCTCAAGATGCATATCAAGTAATAGCTGATAAAAGTATAAAAGATATACCTGAAAGACTAAGACCTTATTGGGATAGGAAAAAAACTAAACGTTGTGTAATGACCATACCCTATAACGCTAAACCTTTTAGTAATAGACAATATATCAGGGATGCCTTTAAAGATATAGATATTGAGGTAGAGAAAGAAGAACTAACACAAATAGTTCAAGCGGTCAGGAACGCAATGGAAGTTGTTGTCCCGGGACCGATGAAAGTTATGCGCTGGATAGAGCAAGAAGTAAGTAAAGCCATTAGAAATGGAGCAAAGGACTTGATGTGGGTTACACCATCTGGTTTCAGAGTTACACAAAAACTTATGAAACAAGATTGGAAAAGAATCCAACTTCAATTATTTGGTACAACAAATTTAAAAGTAAGTATTCCAGATAAAGAATTAGGAGTTGATCTTGCTCATCACAAGAACGCAACTGCACCAAATCTAATACATTCATTAGATGCTAGTTTGCTACACCTATCTGCTACTAGATTTGAAGCACCTATTAGTCTTATACACGATAGTGTTTTATGTCGAGCTACAGATATGACTTTCCTCTCCACCTTGGTACGAGATACTTACATGCACCTCTTTGCAGAGCATGATTTTTTAAGAGACTTTGCCCGAGCAATCGAGGCTGAGTCTGAACCACCGATTATCGGAGACCTTCAACCGTCCGAGGTAATTGAATCCACTTATTTTTTCTGTTAATGAAAAACATACATGTAACAAAAGAGCCTGTAACCCTTGAAGGTTATCAGGCAATATTAAAACCAAGTAAGTTTGGTTACTCACTTAAGGCAGTAGTTGGAAGTGAAGTAGTTGAAGCACTTGAGACTGAAAGAGCTGACTGTCTTAAATGGGCAGAGTCAAAACTTAAGAACCCAAAGAGATCTACTTGTAGACCTGAGCCTTGGGAAGAAGTAGCTGATGGTAAATTTATAATTAAGTTTTCATGGGCTGAAGATAAGAGACCTCCTGTAGTTGATACAGAAGGAACACCAATAACAAATATAGATACACCTGTGTATGAAGGATCTAAAGTTAAGCTCGGCTTTCATCAAAAACCCTACATTCTGAGAGATGGCGTGACATATGGCACATCATTGAAATTATCCGGAGTGCAGATCGTTTCTATCCAGACGGGAGCCGGCATTGATAGCGGAGACTTAGACGAAGATGGAGTAGCAGATTTATTTGGTAAGACAGCAGGATTTAAAGCTGACGAACCAAACGTAACTCCAGCTGAAGAAGAAGTTGTCCCTGATGATGACTTCTAATGTTCAAATCAGGATTAGAGGAAAAAGTCTCTGATCTTTTATGTGAGTTAGGTGTTGATTATGAATATGAAGGTACAAGCTTTGCATATACAATTCAACACCAATACACACCTGATTTTGTTCTACCCAACGGAGTTGTGTTAGAAACTAAAGGATATTGGCGACCAGAAGATAGACGAAAAGTTCGACAAGTAATTTTAGAGAACCCAGATATAGATCTACGTATGGTCTTTCAAGACCCCTATAAAAAAATTAGTAAAAAATCAAAGACGACTTACGCGAAATGGTGTTCGCGATATGGAATTAAATGGTGTGCTTTTCACGCCATACCGATTGATTGGCTGACATGACAGAAAGCGAATTTATAAGACACGATCCATGTCCAGACTGTGGCTCGTCCGATGCACTAGCGGTGTACACGGACGGTCATACCTTCTGTTTTAGTTGTCATACTAGGAAGACTGGAGATGGGCAACTACACACTCATCACATGCAAAACAATGTTAGTTTTAAAGGATCAGCCCAAAGGCTGCAAAAACGAGGAATTAGCGAAAAAACCTGCGAAAATATAAAATCTATCGAGACGAGACACACTTACGCTTCCCTTATTTCGATGGCTCTGGATGCCTTCAAGGATTCAAAACAAAAGACAAATTAAAAAACTTTAAGTATGAAGGAATTTCCACTGACACCTTATTTGGTCAGCACTTATTTCCTAGTACTGGTAAACGTATTGTTATTACTGAAGGTGAACTAGATGCTGCGAGCTGCTATGAAGCGATGGAGAACTGGCCGATGGTTTCGTTACCACATGGGGCAGCGTCAGCCAAAAAGGACCTTCAGAAACAAATACCTTTACTACAAGGCTATGAGGAAATCGTATTATTCTTCGACAATGACGATGCCGGAAGAAGAGCTGTTGAACAAGCAGCAACCATACTCCCGCTCGGTAAGGTCAAGATTGCGAGACTGGAACAATACAAAGATGCGTCAGATGCGCTCCAAGCAAATGACAAAGAAGCTATTAGAAGGGCTATCTGGGATGCGAAACCGTATCAGCCGGATGGCATCGTTAGTGCGAAATCTTTATTAGATGTCGTAACTACACCAAGTCCACCATGTGACCATGAATATAAATGGTCAGGACTACAAGAAAAGACACATGGCATACGCTATGGAGAACTTACCACGATAACTGCTGGAACGGGTCAAGGTAAATCTACTTTCTGTAGACAATTAGCTACTCAACTATTAGAAGAGGATGTAAAAGTTGGCTACATCGCATTAGAGGAATCTAACAGGCGAACAGCATTAGGACTTATGTCAGTTGCTGTAGGAAAAGCATTGCACCTTGGAGAACATGAATACACCACCTTAAAAGATGCTTACGATACCACTATCAATGGTTGGAACCTTTATTTATACGACCATTTTGGCAGTTTATCTGCGGATACTATCTACAGTCGAATTGAATATATGGCACTCGGGCTGGATATAAAAGTTATATTTCTAGACCATTTGTCAATATTATTATCTGGCTTAGATGGTGATGAGAGAAGAATGATAGACCAGACTATGACTAACTTAAGAAGTTTAGTTGAAAGAACTGGTATAACACTATTTCTGGTTTCTCATTTAAGACGTACCCAGACTGATAAAGATCATACCGAGGGTGCGCGAGTTTCATTGGGACAACTAAGAGGTAGTCAAGCTATAAGTCAGCTATCTGATACTGTTTTAGCTCTTGAAAGAGATCAACAATCTGAAGATGATGTCTCTACTTTAAGAGTCTTAAAGAACAGGTACAGTGGCGAAACTGGAGTAGCTGCAAATCTTAAATACGATAAAGATACCTGTAAATTTAATGAAATTAAGGACCCAATTTTCAATCCCAACACAGACTTCTGAGATTGAATTAAAAAAACCAAACCCACCTACAAAAGAAGCAAAAAAGAAAGCAAAGTTTAAAGATAAAACATATGTCGGAAAAACAAATGCTGGTATTTGATTGCGAAACTAACGGACTATTACATGACGTTTCTGAGATACATTGCATCGCCATATACGACTCCCAAAAGGAAGAAACCTTCGTATTTAATAATCAAGGTGATGACTCCTACCCGATCACGGAAGGTTTGCATTGGCTTACCTCGGCTGATGTTATTGTCGGTCATAACCTTTGTAATTACGACTTACCTGTTCTTCGGAAAATATATCCTTGGTTTAGTACTGATGCTACTGTTATTGACACTCTTATCCTATCTCGCTTATACCATCCAAACATGATGGAGATAGATAAAAAAAGAAACATTGAGAGAATGCCACTTCAACTATATGGACGACATAGTTTAGAAAGCTATGGATACAGATTAGGAGAATACAAAGGAGAATTTGGAAAGACAAGTGACTGGAAAGAATGGTCACAAGAAATGCAAGATTATTGCGTACAAGACGTACAAGTAACAACTAAATTATGCGAACACTTCCGCCCTTATCTGACTCGTGTCGATTAGAGCACCGAGTCGCTGAGATATTAACTGAACAAGAAATACATGGATGGACATTTAACGAACAAAAAGGTTTCAAACTTGAGTCATCTCTCAGAAGCGAGATGGAAGAAACTCAAGCAATACTTCGAGGACAATTCCCTTTCGTTGCAGGATCGTTGTTCACTCCTAAACGAGATAACGCAACACAAGGATACAGAGAAGGATGTGAAATACAACGAATAAAGGAGTTTAACCCAACATCACGAGACCACATAGCATGGATTCTGAAGACTCATTTCAAAGTCAAATTGAGCAAGACCACCACGACTGGGAAACCAATTATAGACGAGATTACATTGATGGAGATAGATATACCCTTCTCCAAACTATGTGCGAAATGTTTGACGATAAAGAAGAAGCTTGGGATGATATCCGAAGGCGTGAACGCATGGAACAGGCTTGTTACGAGTGAAGGTCGAATACACCATCACTGCTCGGTTAGTACGAACACATTTAGATGTGCTCATCGTAAACCGAATTTAGCACAAGTCCCTGCGGATAAAGAATTTAGAGAACTATTTACAGCTAGTCCCGGGAAAGTAATGGTAGGTGCTGATTTAAGCGGTATAGAACTGCGAATGTTAGCTCATTACTTAGGGCGATATGACGGAGGTCGATATGCCGACATACTACTCAATGATGATATACATCAAGTTAATGCAGACAAAATAGGAATCACTAGAAGGCAAGTCAAGACTGTAACTTATGCATTTTTGTACGGTGCCGGAAACGAAAAAATAGGTACGAGTTATGATAACTCTTTACAACCCGCGCAAGCTAGAAAAAAAGGATCCGAGATCAGAAAAGCTTTCGTATCTGCAATCGATGGACTCTCCGACTTACTGGCAGCGGTTTCAAATAAGGCTACTAATGGGTGGCTGTTGGCAATTGACGGACGAAGAGTCTTGGTCGATAGCCCACACAAAGCTTTAAATTATCTCCTCCAATGTAGTGCTGGAGTTATTGCCAAACAATGGATGGTAATAGCTAATGACAATTTAAAATACGATCTCCACACTCATCAATTAGCTTTCGTACATGACGAGCTTCAATACGAAACTAAACCAGCTTTTGCTGAGGAAATTATGAGCGTTTTAGAGATAGCAGCAAAAATGGCTGGAGAATACTACAACTTGCGATGCCCAATCGCAGCAGAAGCAAAAACTGGAAAAAATTGGGCAGAAGTACATTAATTTATGAAATTATTAATAGATTGCGATTACATAGTATATAAATGCTGTGCATCGACAGAAACAGAGATAGATTTTGGCGAAGATCTAATAGTTGTAACTTCTAATTTTACTGATGCATATAAATGTGTAAAACGTGAATTAGACAAGATACAAAAAGAATTAGGTGAGTTTGATGAGATGATTCTCTTCTTTACAAGCCCTAATAATTTTAGGAAAAAAATTCTACCCGAATACAAGGGTCATCGACAGAGAAAAAAGCCCTGTGGATTTAAAAGAGTCATAAATAATTTAAAAATTGAGTACAAAGTAATTATTAAAGACACATTAGAAGCTGACGATACTATGGGTGTCTACGCTACTAAGTACCCCGGTAATATTATTGTCTCACCTGATAAAGATATGAGACAGATTCCCGGGAAACTTTATGACTTTAAAGAGACAGTTGAGATTACACCTGATGAAGGTGCTCGCTGGCATCTCATACAAACAATGGCGGGCGATAACACAGACGGTTACTCAGGAGTCCCCGGAATTGGTATAAAACGTGCTGAACAAATCTTTAAATTGAAAGGCTACACATGGAAAGCTGTTGTAGAGACGTTTGAAGAAAAAGGTTTAACAGAAGAAGACGCATTAATTAATGCACAACTTGCTCGAATACTTACTACTGATGATTATGACCACGAGAAAAAAGAACCAATCCTCTGGACCCCCACCTCCAATTACAAAATTGACGATGGAGCAAGATTTAAAGCTACGACAGCTTGAGATTATGCTCTCTAAACCAGAGACAAGAAAGGAAGATATTGCAACAGTGATGATTGCATTACAGGAGCAAGCTTTCGTTTTGTCCAATTGTATTAAAAACCTTATAGAGAAATGGCCGAAACCACCAACGACCACGGACCCTCGTACTACAAACGAGGTTCCATTGATGTTTGGGATTTTATTAGAGACCAAGGACTCGGATTTCACCTCGGAAACGTAATTAAATACACATGCAGAGCCGGATATAAAGAAAACCACATAGAAGATTTAAAAAAAGCAGTCCACTATTTACAAAATGAAATCGAATACAGAACCAAACATCATCGCTAGGACTGGTCGAGTCCAGCAATGGATTGATAATCCTACCGCCCGTCTACCCGTATCATGCACAATTTTTGTGGTCGAAGACAGTATGGAGGGACCAAATGGAATCGAAGCAAGCTGGCGTTTTGTTAGCCATGCTCTACGCTTTGGAGCAGGAGTCGCAGTCCACCTGTCGAAACTTAGACCGGCAGGAACAAAAACTAATAAAGGACCTGATACTCTCGTTGCATCAGGACCAGTCTCATTTGCAAAAATATACTCAACATTAAATGAAATACTTAGACGCGGTGGGACGTACCGCAATGGTGCGTGCGTTCTTCACCTTGACATTGATCACACCGATATTATTGACTTCGTGCAAGTCCAAAGACAAGAACTCCCATGGGTTAAACGATGTGTTGACCTTACCCAATCAGGGTGGCTTAATTCCTCAGCTAAAACAAAGGAAGCAATTATACGAGGAATTGCTAGGGGAGACATCTGGCTCAACAAAATAAAATATGACAATGACGGAAATAGAATCTGGAGCAACGTCTGTCTTGAGGTTTACTTGCCCTCACGCGGAACGTGCCTCTTACAGCACCTCAATATGTCAGCCTGTCGTATCGGCGACATACGACAAGGTATGCGTGAAGGTATGTCAGATTTGTGCAAGCTCCATAGTCGGACAGGGATTGACAAATCTGGAGAATATCTTGCGCCAGATATCGACAGGCAAGTTGGATTCGGACTCTTAGGTCTAGCCAACTTTCTAGCAAATAACAACATTACATATGCCGAGTTCGGTAAGGCACTTGAAGCAACAAATGATGCTCAACCTTACGAAGGATACGCAGGGTTAGCTGCGCGTGAACTTTTCCTCGGCATACAAGAAGCAGCTAACGTAGCAAGAGAAAACAACATGGTTAGAGCATTTGCCATAGCTCCAACAGCCAGTTGTTCATATAGAAGTAGAGATCTCCATGGCTACACAGCAACTCCTGAGATCGCACCACCTATAGCACGTACAGTTGACAGGGATTCCGGTGAATTTGGGGTAGAACAAGTACAATATGGCAACGTTGAAATCGCATCTGAAGTTGGATGGGATAATTATAAAAAAGTAGCTGATCAAATAATGATCATGCTAGATAGAACTGGTTTGCTTCATGGCTATAGCTTCAATTCTTGGAGTGATATGGTGACTTACGATGAAGCATTTATCGAAGAGTGGCTGAAGAGTCCACAGACTTCTCTCTATTACAGTTTACAAGTGATGGGAGACACTCAAGATAAGTCTGATGCATACGCTGCATTAGATCAGTCCGAAGTTGACGATTACTTGGCAGACTTAATGAGCAATAAACCCGAAGAGATTAATTGCGACTGTCAACAATGAACCCCTACGAAAAATTATTAAATAGAAAAAGGAAATGGACACCGGTCCAAACTACTAAAGGAAGAGTTAAATATGGAGCAGAAGAAACCATCTTCAATTGTCTCGCAATACGCAACATGGAATGTCCAGTTGGCGCGTTTGTATCTGATTCACTCTCTGAGATTCCAGAGAAAAGTAGAAAGCTTTTGGAATCAAACATAAAAGATGAGGACAACCATGATTTAGCTCTCGGATATATCGCTAACGCGTTAGGCGTAGATGATAAAGCTGAAGCCGAGGCATTACGCCTACGAGATGCATGGATAGCTCATCCAGATCACACAATATTAAAAGCCCTAGTAATTGAAAGAGCAATCTTTTTTGTAATACTGCCTTTCTTCCGGTTTAATGGTGATGCTGGATTAAGAACTGTCAGTGCAGATATATCTAGAGATGAACAGATACATGTTGCAACTAATAGCTTGGTGTGTACCGAACTAGGACTCACACCAAGTCCTTCTTTAGACAAGTTAAGGAAGGCAACTATTAATTGGATCATGCAACCTTTAAATCAAATACATGACGATCAATATTTGAGCAAAAAATTTTGGCTCGATGCTAGTGATCGTTTGATGTATGAAGGTAAAGCACCAGAATTTAACGCCACCAAAGCTGCACGTATGCCAGCTTTTTTTGAACATGCAAACACAAATCTCCCTCAATACTCTTAAGCTTCACAACGAAAGGTTAGACAAGCTGCTAGTAAGACTTGAGGAAAACTTTGGATGGAAACCTATCCATCCTAAAGAAGACATAAACACAATTATGTACAGAGCTGGACAATCCAGCGTAATCGAATATATAAAATCCATCATGGAGGATGAAATCTAATGTGTTTTTTTAGTAGACCTAAATCACCGCCACCACCACCACCATTACCACCAGCACCCGTACCTCCTTCACCACCACCAGTTCCAGAACCACTCCCTGAAGAAGAAGTAAGACCAGTTAACCCTGCGGTTCGTGAAGCACAAACTAAGCTTGGAACTAAGAAAGGACAGAAAGGAAGTACAGCAGATTTAAGAATTAAGAAGCAACCAGCTGCATCAGGAGCTGCTGCATCTATAAATCCCGGTAACACAAATACTACTGGAGGTATTCAGTAGTGAACGCACGTGAAAAATATAATCAGCTTAGTTCTGCTAGACGACAGTTCCTCGATAAAGCAGTTCAATGTTCTGAACTCACGTTGCCATATTTAATTGATGACGATATATCATCAAGACCAAACCACAAATCATTAGCAGTACCTTGGCAATCAGTAGGAGCCAAGTGTGTAGTGACTTTAGCTGCCAAGCTTATGCTTGCAGTTCTACCACCACAGACAAGTTTCTTTAAGCTACAGGTACGTGATGACAAGTTAGGACAAGAATTAGATCCACAAATAAGAAGTGAATTAGATCTTTCATTTGCAAAAATGGAAAGGATGATCATGGAATATATAGCTGCAAGTAATGATCGAGTTGCAATACATCAAGCATTAAAACATTTAATTGTTGGTGGTAACGCACTGATCTACATGCACAAAGATGGATTAAAAACTTTTCCTTTAACTAGATATGTTGTCGAGCGTGATGGTGATGGTAACGTTTTATGCATAGTCACTAAGGAACTTATAAGTAGAAAAGTATTAGATATTGAACTACCAGAACCTGAACCTAATTCAGTAGTAGACGAATCACATTCAGTTGCTGATGATGTCACCATATACACTATGGTCAAACTTGATAAAGATAGTGGTAGATGGGTATGGCATCAAGAAGCATTTGATAAAATTATTCCTGATACTAGAAGTACTGCACCTAAGAAAGCCAGTCCTTGGTTGCCTTTAAGGTTCAATACAGTTGATGGAGAAGACTACGGTCGTGGAAGAGTAGAAGAATTTTTAGGAGATTTGAAATCACTTGATGGTCTAAGTCAAGCTCTCATTGAAGGAGCTGCTGCTGCCAGTAAAGTTATTTTCCTTGTGTCTCCTAGTTCAACTACCAAACCAGCCACCATTGCAAAGGCTGGTAACGGAGCAATCGTACAGGGTAGACCAGAAGACGTTGCAGTTATCCAAGTAGGAAAAACTGCTGACTTCGCTACAGCTGCAAACATGGCTCAAGGTATAGAGAAAAGAATGTTAGAAGCTTTCCTTGTTATGAACGTAAGGAATGCTGAGAGAGTTACAGCTGAAGAGGTACGCCTTACACAGTTAGAACTAGAACAACAGCTAGGTGGGATATTTTCATTACTCACAGTTGAGTTCCTAATACCTTATCTCAATAGAACTTTATTAGTTTTACAAAGATCTAATCAAATACCAAAACTACCAAAAGATATTGTACGTCCAACAATAGTTGCGGGTGTTAATGCTTTAGGTAGAGGACAAGATAGAGAATCATTAACTCAGTTCATTGGAACTATTGCTCAGACATTAGGACCAGAAGCTTTGATGCAATACATAAATCCTCAAGAAGCTATCAAGAGATTGGCAGCAGCTCAGGGTATTGATGTACTTAATCTTGTTAAGACTGAGCAACAGATGGCAGAAGAAATGCAAGCTGCACAAGCTCAACAAACACAACAATCACTGGTTGATCAAGCTGGACAATTAGCTGGTACTCCATTAATGGACCCATCTAAAAACCCACAAATGATGCCAGAAGAAGAACCACCCGTTGAATAACTATGGCTGATACACTAACTATCAAACAAGATGACCAGTCTACAGATGTAGAAAATCTCACGACTGAAGAGCAAGACTCCCTGCAAGTCGGGGAGGAAATGGCTAAAGAGCAGGGAGAATTACTTGCTGGTAAATATAAGAATGCTGAAGATTTAGAGAAAGCTTACGTTGAACTCCAAAAGAAATTAGGAGACAAAGAAGAACCTGAAGCTACTAAAGATGAAGAAGAAGTTACTGATACTAAAGATGAACCAGAGGAAAAAGGCGAAGCTTATTCATTAATTGAATCAGCAAGTGATGAGTACTATCAAAATGGTGAGTCTTTATCTCCAGAAACTCTTGAAAAATTTAAAGGTATGAGTAGTCAGGATTTAGTCGAAGGCTATATGCAAATGGTCAAAGATAATCCTCAAACTAATCAACCTGAAATTGACGTAACTACAGCAGAGATAAATAAAATACAAAACTCTGTTGGAGGTGAAACTCAATACAATAATTTAGTTTCGTGGGCTGGACAAAATCTTCCAGAAAATGAAATTAAAGCCTTTGATGATCTAGTTGGTACTGGTAATGCAGCTGCTATTCAATTAGGAGTTGATGCTCTTAAATCTAGATACGAAGCAGTAAATGGATATGAAGGTAGAAGACTAACAGGCAAAGCTGCTGATACAAGCGGTGATGTATTTAGAAGTCAAGCACAATTAGTAGAAGCTATGAGTGACCCTCGTTATGACAGAGACCCTGCTTATAGACAGGATGTTGTAGCAAAACTAGAACGTTCAGATATTGATTTTTAATTATGCCTAAAGGAAAAGGTACTTACGGTACTAAAAAAGGTAGACCACCAAAGAAATGAAAACTAAAGACCTCGATACGCTACTAGAAAATGAATATGCGTACGAACCCCCTATCCAACTATTACCTAAACAAAAACTAATGACACCTGAAGCAGAAAGATTTAATGGCTGGGCAGCAATGCTTGGTTTCGTAGCAGCTCTAGGAGCATACGTAACAACTGGTCAAATAATTCCCGGAGTATTTTAAAAAACAGGCGGCTCGAATCATATCGTAAACCGCCACAATTTTTTTAATCTCTAAATATTTTAATGAAAAAATTTATCGTACTTACAGCAGCCGCTTTATTATCAGCTCCAGCATTTGCAAATCCTTATGTATCCACTAAGTCTGAATTTAAAGGTGACGAAGATGGATACTCTAAGATGGTTAACCAAGCAAGAATTGGTACTAGCTTTGCAGTGGGATCATTGAAACCATACATCGAAGCTGGTGGTGGTATCGTTACTCCTGATGAAGGAGATAGCGAAGGTTTCCAAGTAATCGAAGTTGGTAACAAGTTTAAACTTACTGACAAACTTTCTGCAAAAGCAAAGTTTGAGCATAACTGGTCACCAGATTCAGAAAGAGACTGGAAATTTGAAGTAGGCACTAAGTACTTTTTGAAATAAATGGCAGCAATCCAATTACAAAAAGAATTAACTCCCAGTAATTGGGAGAGGTTTTGTGAGTGGGTTACAAGTACTGAGAACCGTCTCTATGTGGGATGGTTCGGGGTGCTTATGATACCCTGCTTACTCGCAGCCACTACATGTTTTATACTTGCCTTCATCGCAGCACCGCCTGTAGATATAGATGGCATACGTGAGCCAGTTTCCGGCTCGTTAATGTACGGAAACAATATAATATCAGGAGCAGTCGTCCCCTCCTCTAACGCAATCGGACTACATTTTTACCCGATCTGGGAAGCTGGCACACTGGACGAGTGGCTATACAATGGCGGACCATATCAACTCATTATCTTCCACTTCTTAATAGGAGTAGCAGCATATGCAGGGAGACAGTGGGAACTATCTTACAGACTAGGAATGAGACCATGGATATTTGTTGCATATACAGCACCACTATCCGCAGCTCTCGCAGTGTTCTTAGTTTATCCTTTCGGACAAGGGAGTTTTAGTGATGGAATGCCTCTTGGTATCTCTGGTACTTTTAACTTTATGTTCGTATTCCAAGCAGAACATAATATACTCATGCACCCATTCCATATGGCTGGTGTTGCTGGGGTTTTCGGTGGAGCTCTTTTCGCTGCTATGCACGGAAGTTTGGTTACTTCCTCACTTATTGCAGAAACGACAGAGGAAGTCTCACAGAATTATGGCTATAAGTTTGGGCAAGATGAAGAGACATATAATATTGTCGCTGCACACGGGTACTTTGGGAGATTAATTTTTCAGTATGCGAGTTTTAATAACAGCCGTTCTCTTCATTTCTTTCTTGCTACTTGGCCGGTTGTTGGCATATGGCTGACATCTATGGGTATCTGCACAATGGCATTTAACCTAAATGGTTTTAACTTTAACCAGTCAGTAGTAGATGTTAATGGAAAGATAATACCTACATGGGCTGATGTATTAAACCGAGCTAACCTCGGCTTTGAAGTTATGCACGAGCGTAATGCTCATAACTTTCCACTTGACTTAGCATCATCTGAGTCAACACAAGTTGCACTATCAGCCCCACAAATTGGTTGAAAAATTTTTGTTTATACCTAACCTTAATCACTAACTTATTTATATGCTCTGGCGTTATCCGCCATTGGAACAGTATGAAAACACAAGATCCAGAAATTCTAAAACTACAGAAACAGGTAGATAAATTACTAGAGGAATATAGACAAGAAGAATATAAAAAGAAGGAAGATCCAATAGGAGATCCTTCTTACTAACGCTACGTCCGTTCATCCCTTATGGGACGCATGACCACTAAGCATGGAACGGGGCTTAGTATATGGAGATAACCATGAAAGTTACTTTCGTATATCGTGGCGTTGCTTACACAAGAGTAATCGGTTAAAGCCGATCAGGGAGGTGCGAGTCCTCCCTACTCAATTTGGCTCTTTGCCCTCCACGGAGGATACCAATTAGCCGTCTAGACGGTGGGATAGACCACAAATCTCAATGAGTCTAAGTAAGACTCGCAACTTTTTACGTACGTAGACGAACAAATATACCTTTAATTTTTAACATAAAATGGCTGATGCTAATCAGGTCGGTATAGGTAGAATTAATCTATCTTCCGGCGTAGGTTATGACGGAGCTGGTGATAAATATGCAACCTATCTGAAGTTGTTCAGTGGGGAGATGTTTAAAGGCTTCCAACATAACACAATCGCTCGTGATTTAGTCATGAAGCGTACATTGAAGAACGGTAAGAGTCTTCAATTTATTTACACAGGTCGTATGACAAGCGACTATCACACACCCGGAACACCAATTCTTGGTAATAGTGATAAAGCACCTCCAGTAGCCGAGAAGACTATTGTGATGGACGACCTTCTAGTCAGTTCTGCATTTGTATATGACTTAGATGAGACACTTTCTCATTATGATTTAAGAGGAGAAATTTCTCGTAAGATCGGTTATGCACTTGCTGAAAATTATGACAGAAAAATTTTCAGAGCTATTGCAAAAGGTGCTCGTCAGGCTTCCCCAATCTCTGCATCTGGTTTCGTTGAACCCGGTGGTACACAGATTCAGTTAAATGCTACACAGAACAATACACAAGCTACAACAGCTTCTAACCTTGTTACTGGTTTCTATGATGCTGCTGCTGTATTAGATGAGAAAGGAGTTAGTTCTGAAGGTAGAGTAGCTGTTTTAAACCCAAGACAGTACTACGCACTTATCCAAGAAACAGGTGACAATGGACTAATCAACAGAGACGTTCAAGGTCAAGGTTTACAGTCTGGAACAGGCGTTGTATCTATCGCTGGTATCAAGATCTATAAGTCAATGAATTTACCATTCTTAGGTAAGTTCGGTACTGCTAATACTATTTCTAATGCTGGTTCATTCGTAGGTCAATCTATGGATTCAGCTGCTGGTAAGCAGTCAGCAACTTATGCAAGATCTGGAACAACAATCACAGTAACACTTACTGCTCACGGTATTTCTGTTGGTGATAAGGTTGTGTTTGATGCTACAGCTGGTGCTGGTACTTCTGGTACTTACACAGTTGCAACTGTACCTAATGCTAATACATTCACAATTACTGATACTGCAAGTGGAACTGTTTCAAGTTCAGCTTGTACATTCAACATTGCTGGTGTTAACAATGGCTATGGTGAATCTGGTGACTTCGCTGGATCATGTGGTTTAATCTTCCAAAGAGAAGCTGCTGGTGTTGTAGAAGCTATTGGACCTCAAGTTCAGGTAACTAATGGAGACATCTCTGTTATTTATCAAGGTGACGTAATACTTGGTCGCCTAGCAATGGGAGCAGATTACTTAAATCCTGCTGCTTGCGTAGAATTACACGTTGGTTCTGCTGACGCTGCATTCTAAATTTATATTTTATTACGGGACCTTCGGGTCCCCTTTTTTTTATGTGTGCACCAACCCAAACAAGCCCTAACTATGGAGCTATTAAAGCTGTTAGGAATTATTCCCCCGCAAAACAAGAAAGATTTGAGGCTGAAGTTGCAAAAAAATCAACAATCAATGAAAGACAAAGGTTATACACCTATCGGTGGTGGACCCGGAGCTGCTTTGGGTGAAATACTTTGGGCTAAAAAAGATAGTGAAAAATATCCAGAACCAGAGATACAAAGAGATCCAGCTTTTTCTTTAACTGAAGACGCAGTAACAAATCAAAGTGGTAAAAAACAGAAATTAAAGATTACAAATAGAAGTGCTGTTAGAACTGGAAATCGAAAAAGTAAATTAAATAGATCAGGTGGCAGCGGCGCACTTAGAACATCAATGAAGATTTTAAATACTTAAAACTATGGCTACCACAACAATTGACCCCGATACCGAACTATCCGCTGTAAACTCAATTTTGGGTAGCATAGGACAATCTCCTTTAACTACTCTTAATTTTAATAATCCCGAAACAGCGTTTGTTTATAACTTATTAGTTGAAGCAAATAAAGATATACAGAATGAAGGGTGGCATTTTAATACAGAAGAAAACTTAAAAGTTACTCCTGATTCAACAACCAAATATATAGTTATTCCTTCTAACTATTTACGATATGATCTACATGATAAACGTATTGATAAGTCAAAAGATTTAGTTAGAAGAAATGGGAGACTATATGATTTAGTTGAACATACTGATCAATTTACTGAAGATCAATATTTAGATATTGTTACTCTCTATCCATTTGAAGATGTACCTCCAGTTTTTCAGAGATACATAATTTCAAAAGCTGCTACACGAGCTGCTACACAGTTAGTTAGTAATAGAGAATTAACTGCACTTTTAAAAAATTCAAGAAGATAGTGCTAGAGCAAATGTAATGGATTATGAATGCAGTCAAGGCGACCATAACTTTATGGGCTGGCCGGAGAAGACGGCTTATTCACCATTCCAACCTTTCCAAATATTAAATAGAAGATAATGTCTAGTGTTACTCAAACAATACCAACTCTGACTGGAGGGTTATCTCAACAGCCAGATGAACTAAAAATTCCCGGACAAGTTAGTATCGCTACTAACGTAATACCTGATGTAACACATGGCTTACTGAAACGTCCGGGTGGGCAGTTAGTTGCATCTATTAGTGATAATGGAACTTCAGCTTTAAATTCCCAAACAAACGGTAAATGGTTTTCTTATTACCGTGATGAAACAGAAAGTTATATAGGACAAGTCAGTAGATCTGGCGATATAAATATGTGGAGATGTAGTGACGGTGCAGCGATGGTTGTTAACTATGACTCAGGAACTGCAAGTGCTTTAGCTACATATTTAACTCACACCAATGATCAAGATATACAGACCTTAACTTTAAATGACTTCACTTTTATAACTAACAGAACTAAGACAGTAGCTATGTCTTCTACTGTAGAAACTGTTAGACCTCCTGAAGTTTTTATTGATTTAAGAGCTACAGCTTATGCAAGACAATATGCTGTAAATCTATATGACAACACAAACACAACAACTGAAACTACAGCCACAAGAATTAGTGTTGACCTAGTTAAGTCAAGTAATAACTATTGTAATGCTAGTGATGGTACTTTACCATCTAGAGCAAATAGAATATCTGCTACTGGTAGATGTACAATTAATGCTGGAGATGGAAGAGATGCATACGCACCAAACGTAGGAACTAGAATATTTGATATTGATGATGGAGCAAGTCTTACAGATGAAGCTTTATCTGGAAACCATACTTATACTATTGATGTTAAAGCTGCTAATGGTAGCTCAGTAAATAGAGGAACCAATTTATATTTTAGAATTAGAACCACTGGACAGTCAGTTCCGTTTACAACTGGTGCTGGAAATGAACAAGTAACTACATATCAAGCAAGATATACAACTACCTTTGATCTTTTATATGGTGGTTCTGGTTGGCAACAAGGTGATTATTTCTATGTTTGGATGGATGATGGCTATTACAAAGTAGTTATTGAAGCTATTAGTACTACACAAATACAAGCAAACTTAGGATTAATTAGACCTAACCCAACACCTTTTGATACTGAAACTACAATCACTGCTTCAGGAATACTTGGAGATATAAGACAAGCAATTATAGATACTGGTAATTTTACTTCTGCTAATGTTCAACAAATTGGTAATGGTTTATATATAACCAGACCATCAGGTACATTTAACGCTACAGCTCCTACAAGTGACTTACTTAAAGTCATGTCTAGTGAAGTTAAAAGCGTAGATGATTTACCAGATCAATGTAAACATGGTTATGTAGTTAAAGTAGCTAACAGTGAAGCAGACGAAGATGATTACTATGTAAAATTCTTTGGTAATAATGACAGAGATGGTGATGGAGTTTGGGAAGAATGTGCAAAACCCGGTAGGAATATAGAGTTTGATAAAGGCACTATGCCTATACAATTAGTTAGACAAGCTAATGGTACATTTTTAGTCTCACAAGCTACTTGGGAAAATGCTGAAGTAGGAGACGATTTAACTAACCCAAACCCTTCCTTTGTTGGTAAAACAGTTAATCAATTAGTTTTCTTTAGAAACAGATTAGTATTCTTAAGTGATGAAAATGTAATTATGTCAAGACCGGGAGAGTTTTTCAACTTCTGGTCTAAGACTGCTACGACTTTCACACCTATGGATGTTATAGATTTATCTTGTAGTTCTGAATATCCAGCAATTGTTTATGACGGTATTCAAGTAAATGCTGGATTACTATTATTTACTAAAAATCAGCAATTTATGCTGACTACTGACAGTGATATTTTAAGTCCAGAAACTGCAAAGCTTAATGCAGTAGCATCATATAACTTTAATGAAAAAACTAATCCAATTAATTTAGGAACTACAGTTGCGTTTATAGATAATGCTAATCAATTTACTAGGTTTTTTGAAATGTCTAATGTTCTTAGACAAGGAGAACCAGATGTAGTTGATCAAAGTAAAGTTATTTCTAGACTATTAGATAAAGATATAAGTTTAGTATCTGAATCCAGAGAAAACTCAGCTGTATTTTTTAGTAAAAAAGATACAGATACAATTTATTGTTTTAGGTATTTCACTTCTGGTGAGAAACGATTACTACAAGCTTGGTGTACTTGGACTGTAGTTGGTAATATCCAATATCATTGCATGCTAGATGATGCTTTATATGTAATTACACGTAATAACAATAAAGATCAGATGGTTAAATATTCTTTAAAACTGGATGATAGTGGTCACTTTGTAACTGATACAAGAGACACTGCTGATACAAAAGATGACTATGTATATCGTGTTCATTTAGATCATGCTTCGTCAGTTACAGCAGCTTCAGGTACATATAGTAGTGCAAACATTAAAACTACTATTCCTAAACCAAATGGTTATGAAAGCACTAAACAGTTAGTTGCCTATGAAACTGATGCTGGTAATGATCTTGGTAGATATGCCTTAATTACTGTTAATGGTAGTAATTTAGAAATTCCGGGAGATTGGTCAAACAATACTTTTGTTATTGGATATTTATATGAGATGGATGTTCAAATTCCTACCTTATATGTAAGTAGAGTAGAAGGTGATAAGTACCGATCAGATGCTAAATCATCCTTAATTATTCATAGGATTAAATTTAGCTTTGGACCATTAGGAGTATATTCAACAACCTTACAAAGAGTAGGTAAACCTGACTACACAGAAACTAAAGAACTAGCTCTAGCTGGTTTTGTATCTGCTAGTAGATTACCGATAGTAAATGAAGTTATAGAAACAGTACCTTGTTACGAGAGAAATACAAACTTAACAGTAAACGTTAAATCATCACATCCCGCACCAGCCACATTATATTCATTGGCATGGGAAGGAGACTTTACAAACAGATTTTATAGACGTGTTTGAAATCCACCTAACTGAACAGGAACTACGTTATTTTTATTGGCGAATGAAAACCAATAGATGGTACGAAAGATATTTCCAAAGAGGAATGAAACAAGTACCATGGGAGCCTTGGATGGCAACCACAATAGAAAAACTAGAACCAATATATAAAGAATTACATGAGTAATTACATTCACCCAATAACGATGGAAGCTGCACTAGCTGTAGCTTCTAATCTTTTACCAGATGACCGTAGAGAAGTAGAAGAGGGTCATGGACATGATCCTGTTGTGGCAATACCAGCGTGTTCTCAATTAGGAGACACTGTGTATTTCACACTTCCTACCGGTGAAATAGCCGGAGTAGCGGGAGTACAAGAAGGAGGCAAAATCTGGATGCTATGTACACCAGCTATTCATAAGTACCCACTAACTTTTGCTAGAGAAGCTAAAAGATATGTGGAAAGTAGACAAGAGAAGTTGCTTTGGAACATCGTTGATAAACGAAACAAAGTTCATATAAAACTACTCAGATTCCTAGGGTTCAAATTTTTACGGGAATTAAAACACGGACCTAATAATTTATCCTTTATGGAGTTTTGCCGTGTGTTTAGGAGCACAAGCGCGAGCAGCTAATGAAAATGCTCGAAGACGATACAAATACGAAAACGAGCGTAGAGAACGTAAGTGGATGCAAACAATCTCCATTTATAATGCTCAAAAAAATCAGTACGAAATTGATGTAGATAATGCTGGTTTAGCTCAAGCTTTTGCTCGAACTAATGAACAGTTTGAACAAAACAAAGCCAGAGATGCTGCACAAATAAAGTATCAAGAGTTATATCTAGACATGATTGAAAACAGTGACTATGGGAAGATTATGGCTTCCGGTCAAACTGGTCAATCAGTCAGACGAATGAAAACAATGGAACGTGCTAAGTATGGTAGAGATACTACTGAAATAGCTAGACAAGTTTTATTAAATGATGTAGAACTTGCCAAAACTAGAGCAATGGAAGTTTCTAAATTTAAATCATATAAAGATCAAGCATTTGCCAAGGTTGCATTTCAACCTATACCAGATGTTGAACCACCTCAACCAGTTATGCAAAACGTTGGAGCAGCTATGTTTATGGATGCGTTATCCATAGGGTCGAAAGTTGCTGGCATTTATTCCGCATTCTAATAAGTTATGACAAATAGTTTTTTTAATTTTACAGAAGCTGCGGACTTTGCTTCTGTACTACAAGCTTCTTATGACGATATAAATCAAAGTTATGAGAGACGTGAACAACTTGAAAGAGAGAATGATAGAACACGTGAAATAAATGCAGCAATGCCTATGAAAATGATTGAGTCTTTAGCAGACTTTTCAATTTCTGTTAAGAAGGCATCTGACAAGATGAAAGAAGATAGATATAAGAAATTAGAAGAAGGTGAGTACGGAAAGGATGATCCAGAAGAACAAGCTAAATATGATGCCAATACAAAGTGGTTATACAGTAATGGATTTCCCGGGTATAGAAAAGCTACTAAAGTTGCTATAGAAAATAACGACAATGCTGCACAGGAGATTTTAAAGCAAGCTCCCTTTGCTCAACACGATGACAAGATGACTACTATCCAAGGCATCATGCAAGGTGTACCGCAGTATTGGCATAGTGGTGGATTTGCTTCAGCTTATAAAGCAGCAACTACAGCTGCTGATCAACAAGCAATTGTTAAACAATTTACTGATCAACTTACAATTCGTAACCCTTTATTAAAAGGAACTAATAAACATTTAATTAAAAATACTGTAGGTAGAAAAGTAAAAGATTATATTTCTACAGTTGCTCCCGGTGGACAAAAAGCTTTAACTGGTGACGCTGATAGAAATTATGAAGCAACTAAAAATAATAAACTTTTACAAGCATTAGATCCAGATTTTAAAGAATATACTTTTGAAAATTTTAAACAAGAATATAGCTATGACTATCCCAATGGTATGGGAGGAGCTTCACACGACTTAGTAGATCGACTTTATAAATTTGCTAAACATACTGATGATGTTAGTACTGATCAAGTTAGGCAAGCCATGAAGATGGATGCTGGCGGTGTGACTTATGAAGAAAGGTTTCCGCTTATTGCTGGTGAAATGCATACTAATCTAAATAAATTAGATAAAGAACAAAGAGCTGCTGATAAAGCTAAAGATGATCAAGCTTATGAAACACAAAACGAAGCTGCATTAATTGATGCTAGACAAAGATTAGCTGACGGTGAAGATGTAGAAGTTATTAAAAGAAATTTATTAGAAGTCCAAGGTAACAATAGACTTGCTTTTGCTAAGGAAAACAAAGATATAGAAACTTTTATAGATGGTTTAGATCAATCGTTTGATTCTTATATTGCTAATAATGCAGCATTTGAAGAAGCTTATTCAAAAGGTCAATTAACTGTAGAAGAAGTAGAAGGATCTAGTTTTGAGTTACAAAAGAAATGGTTAAGTAGAGCACAGGCTCAAGCTAAAGCACGTGAAGATAAAAACTATAAAGATTCCAGAAGTTCAGTTGAACAAATTGTTAAATCCAAAAGCAATCTTTGGAAGTCAAGTAGCCGTGGTTCTTTACTACCACATACAAATGCTGTACGGGGAAAATTAGTTCAAAAGTTTGAAGAAGAATTTACTAGATTAACTGAAGCTGGCGATCCTAATGCTGCTGTCAATGCAGCTATTTCCGTTGAAACTTATTTTACAAAAAATGGTGGTGGACAAGTAGCACTAAGTGAAGAAGATGGACGTTTGTTTGTTACTAACTCTGAAGGCTTATATGAAAATTATATGAACTCTATTGCTCCATCTACTACTAGAAAAAATGCAGAAACTGCTTTAGCTACAGATCTTTATAGTACAGCTGTCAAACTTGAGATGGCTGATAATAATATTCAACAAGCTTTAGATACACCTAATGTATTTTTAAGTGAAGCTGAAGTAATACAAGAGATAACACGTCTTGCAAGTAGAGAAGGATACAGTCCAAAACTAAAAGCTATGGCTTCTTTATATGGTAAACATCAAGCAGTTGGTGGTACTAGAGGAATACTCGAAAGACAAGCAGCTGTATATGGCATACCACCAGAAAATATACCTGAAGAATTGCAATCAATAACTGAAATATATAGCCAAGGTGATCCATTTATAAATTGCCTTATAAGAGAAAAGGGTTTTGAAGGTCTATCTACTAACCAATTGCTACGGCAATGTGCATTTATATCTGAAAAAGGTACAGATGATGAAGAATTAGAGATAACAAAAAGACCAGCTTTTCAATAAACATTATTAATTACTATCATGCCAATTGATTCCCAAGGGGATCTTGAGAATGGTGAAGAGCTTACAAATGAAGATCTTATTAATATTAAAGATCAACTTTTAGAAAGTGTAACAGCACAAGAAGAACTACAGGCTAGTGAAGATTCAGCTACGGCTGCACCTGTAGTTGAAGAAACTCAAGGTACTCTTAACACTCAAGAAAGACGAGATGCACGAAAAGGTGATGCATCAAAAACAAAAGATTTATTTACAGTAGATAATCCAGAAGGGACTTTACTTGGTGCTAATGCTAGTACTAAATTTGCTAGAGACTTTTATGATGTAACTTCAGCTCCAGCACAAGGTGTTGTTGACACAATGACTGATGCATGGAACTTTGCAACAAGTGCTCTACCTTATGGAAATAAATTAAATATTGAAAAACCTAAGAAGTATGAAAGCGATGTAGCAAATGCTGTAAGAAACATATCTGGACTTGTTATACCAAGTTTAGGTCTTAGAGGAATGCTTATAAAAGGAGCAACCAAATTACATCTTTCTGGTAAAGCAGCTCCATGGTTACAAAAACTAGGCAACAGACAATCATTTGCATACTTTTCTAAATTTGGTGCTGATGTTGGTACTGGTGCAGCTGTTGATTATGTAGCTGAACAGAACAAAGTAGATGACAATTTATTTGGTACTTTAAAGAAATACTGGCCGAGAACATATCAGTTTATTCCTGAGACATGGGCAACTAATGATGGTGATAGTCCTGACGTTAAAAGACAAAAGAACGTTAATGAAGGAGCAATCCTTGGATTATTATCTAGTGTTGTTGAAGGAGTAGCTTACATAACTAGAGCTGGTCAGAGTTTAAAGAGAGTAACTAAACTTACTTCTGAAAATCCACAACTACAAAAAAGATTAGATGGTTTAACTAAAGATGAATTTTCTGACGTTAAGTTTGCAGAGAATCCAATCGAAGACACCATAATGCGTAATGCAGCGAGAAGAGAAAAAGAACTAGATAATCTAGGTGCATATTTAAAACGTACTGATCCAAACAATAAAAATCCTATTCTTGGAGTTGATGATGTTTTTGACCCTACCGAATCTGCTACTAGAGTAAAAGATGCTGATGGTGTATTAGGAGCTGCTGTTGATGCTGCACGTATAGCTAAAAACGTTGATACAAGTTATGGACGTTTAGGTAGTGTTGTATCTGAAGCTTCTCTTAAATATGGTTTAGAAGTAGATAATAGAACACAAGAAGTTTTAATTAGATCATTAGTAGAAGAAATTAAAACTGGTGGTAGATACTCAGCTGAATTAGCATCCGGTAAAAAACTTACATTTGATGAAATAGATGAAGCTGGTAATCGTTTGTCAGAAATAATATCTGACCCACGCATGTCTCCCGGGGATATGAAAAAATTACTGGATGAAACTAAGAAAACTTTAGAAGATGGAGTAAACAAAGTAGTTGGTAAAGAAGGTTATAACGCTGTAACTAAAACTATTAAAAAGTTAAGTGATGATCTTTTAGATTTAGATGCAAAAAAAGCTAGGGCTTATTTAGCTACTTCATTAGCTGGTCAAGTATCTGACGTTGCTGAAGGTGTCAGACTTATGGATGACAACATGGTAATGGAAAGAGCTATAGATCAAATAGCTGACCGTTTGGAATATTTATTAGTTGAAAAAGGTATAGCTGCATATGATGCTGGTTCCACTCTTGCTTTTATGAAAACTTGGAAAAATGCAAGTAATACTAAGAATCCAAAAGTAATGCAAACAGCAGCGGGAGCAATGCTTGGTGAACGTCAACAAACATTTCTTGATCTAATACCTAACGCTAAGAACTATGCACAAACTTTAAGAGATACTGCTAAAACTAATCCTGATTTTTTAAAAACTTTATTACTAGCTAATGAGATGGCTGATGGAGATATTAATTCCATGTACCAACTTAATAAGATGGCATCTGAAATGTTAGGTGTTTTTAAAAAAGGAGTTATTGATGGTAATCCTGATGTACCTCCAATTATAAACAGAGCTTGGTTTAGTAATGTTTACAACTCAACTCTATCCGCATTTGCCACACCAATTAAAGCTTTACAAGGTAACTTAGGTGGTTTAACTGCTAGACCTATGGCAACTCTTATAGGTGCTGGATTAAGTGGAGATTGGTCAGAGATAAGAAAAGCACATTACACATATTTTTCTATGGATGATACTTTAATCAATGCTACCAAGCATATGAGTAAAGTTTATAGAAAGGTAGCTACAGATCCTAGTAAAGTTTCTTATGTAATGAGAGAAGATATTGCTAACAAAGTAGCTGATGAATTAGAGGTATTACAAGAATATGCTAAGGCTTCTGCAAAACAAGGCGAATACGGACCACAAGCTTTAGTTACTCTGTACGAAAACTTACAAGCTATGGGAGATGACCCTTGGCTTAGATTTGGTGCTAATAGTATGACTGCAATGGATGGATTTTCCAGATCAGTTGTTGCTAGTACTGAAGCTAAAACAAGAGCATTTAATCAACTTGTTAAAGATGGTAAGGATTTATCTAAAAAGAATTTAGATGAATTATCAGAAAAAATAAGAAAAGATATGTTTGATGATGAAGGCATGATTGATGATGCTGGAGTCAATTATTTAAATAGTGAAATAGCACTGAACTTAGATAGCGATACAGTTAAAGGACTTAACGATCTAGTAAATAGATATCCTGTATTCAAACCATTTTTATTATTTCCACGAACATCTGCAAACATTATTGATACTTTTGGAAAATATAGTCCAATGGGTATTCTCTCTAATGACTACAAAAAGATGTGGGGAACATTTGGTAATAAAAAGATTACTGATTTTGGTCCAGAAGAAATAAAAGAAATACTTGAATCTAGAGGACAAGTCTTTGATGAAACATACCTACAAAAGTTTAGAACTATAAGACATGAAGTTAAAGGTAAAGTTGCTATGGGAACTGTCTTTACAATGCTTGCAGTTAATGCAGCAATGGGAGATAGGATTCATGGAAATGGTCACTACAACAAAGCAAGGCAAAGAGTTAGAGATTCTTTAAATTGGAAACGTAGAAGCTATAAAATTCCCGGAACTGAAACATGGGCTAGTGGAGATATCCTAGGTCCATTAGGTGACTGGATGTTTACTGTAGCTGACGTTGTAGATAACTTTGACTTAATGAGTGAAAAAGGTATTGAAAATGCCTTACAGAAATTAGTTTATATATTTGCTTCTTCTATTACTTCTAGATCAGTCCTATCAAATCTTGAACCTATGAATGACATATTCCAAGGTAATGGATTTGCATTTAACAGATGGGCTGCTAGTTTTGGAAACAATGCTATGGGACCTATGGGTTCTTGGCGTAATGAAATGGGTAGAATTATTAACCCTGCCTTACGTCAGATGAAAGGTGGCATGTTAGAAGGCTGGAGAAATAGAAACGGTTGGTTAGATTTATTTGATCCACAAGGAGCATTGCCTGAAAAATTTGATCCTATTGATGGAACCAGAGTGGGTTATCCAGAAAGTATATGGATGAGATTTGCTAATACATATAGTCCTATTAAATTTTCTGAAAGTATTAGTCCTGAAAAACAATTCTTAGTAGATGTTGAGTATGACTTACTAACTAAAGTTAATAGAAGTATTGGTGGTGCTGAATTAGAAGAAAGAGAAAAATCTGCAATCTTTAGCAAGATGGGAGAGCTTGGAACTTATAAAAAAGAAATAGCAACTATTATGAAAGATGCTAATAATCTTGTTTACAACAGTTCTAGATATCCAGAATTAAATGGTATTAAAGGTTTTATAAATATTGTCAAAGCTGCTAGAAAAATGGGTTTATCTAGTGAAGATTTACCTAGTGAAAAATTTAAAGGAGTATTTGACAGATTAGATAGAGCATTTAGTGATGCTAAAAGACAGGCAGAATTAAACTTAGATCCAGAAATATTAGCCAACATAAGACAACGTGAATATAACAAGCGTGTCAAAGAACATTATGTAAAAGAAGGAAATATAGATCAAACATTACAACAAACATTAATCCCCACTCGATAATCCACTCGCCAATTAAATAACCAAACGTTTGTAAATACAAATGGCGACAACTGAACATTTTTATACAGGCAATAACTCCACAACGAGTTTTGCCTTTACATTTCCATATTTATCAAACAGCGATGTCAAAGTAGAACTTGACAACGTTGTAAAAACTGAAAACTCAAGTGGTCAAACAAACAATGACTACACCATAAACAATACAAACATTGTATTTAATAGTGCTCCGGGAACTGGAGTAGCTATTCATATTTATAGAACAACTAACGTAGACTCAGCTCAGGCACAATATGCAGCTGGTTCATCAATACGTGCAGCTGACTTAAATAATAACCAAACACAATTACTGTACTCAGCTCAAGAAGCTAGTGGACAATTAATAAGACAAGGAGATTTAAAAGATTCTATAATAAACTCTGCAAAAATAGTTGATGGTTCTGTTGCAACAGGAGACTTAGCAGATGGTCTTATAACAACTGTTAAGATTGCTGCTGATGCAGTAACTGGAGCTAAGATTGCAGATGATCAGATTAACTCTGAGCATTATATTGATGCTTCTATTGATACTCAACATATAGCTGATAGTCAGATAACAACTGCAAAAATAGCTAACAGTAATGTAACCACAGCTAAGATTGCTGACTCAAATGTAACTACAGCCAAAATAGCTGCTGATGCTATTACTGGTGCAAAGATAGCTGATGACCAGATAAACTCTGAGCATTATGTAGACGGAAGTATAGATACTGCTCATATAGCTAATAGTCAAATTACTTCAGCTAAAATTGCAGACGGTACTATTATTGCTGGAGATTTAGCAAGTAATGCTGTTACTACAGCTAAAATTACTGATTTAAATGTTACTACAGCCAAAATAGCAGCTGATGCAATTACTGGAGCTAAAATTGCTGACGATCAAATTAACTCAGAACATTATGTTGATGGGTCAATTGATACAGCACATATTGGAAACAATCAAGTTACTACAGCTAAGATTGCAGCAGATGCAGTTACAAATGCAAAAATAGCTGACGATCAAATTGATTCTGAACATTACGTAGACGGATCTATTGATACAGCTCATATAGGTGGTTCTCAGGTTACAGATGCAAAGCTTGCGTCTAACTCAGTAACAACATCTAAAATTGCTGATGGTCAAGTAACTACAGTTAAGATATCTAACGGAGACGTAACCCTTGCTAAACTAGCGAATGATCTAAAACAAACAACTATATCTGATAGTGATACACAGTTACCAACATCCGGAGCTGTTGTTGATTATGTTGCTGCACAATTACAACCATTTGGTGGATTTGAAGCAGTAGCTACAGAAGTAGCATTTCCTAATACACAACCAGTTAGCGGTGTAGCTATATCTATATCAGATGCTGGAGGAGTAGTAGTTAATGGTTCTGGAGTTAGTACAACTGGTAGAACAGTAGGCGGCTCAACCATAACTATTAATGGATTTCCATCTAGTTTATATAACGAAACATTAGTAGCTGGAGTAGGTTTAATAGTTACTTCTACAGGATCTAGTCAGACATATAATTACCATAAAATACTTGGTAAGGAAGATGATATTAAACAACTTAGTGATGATATAAATGACTTTAACGCAAGGTATAGAGTTGGGTCGTCAAACCCTTCAAGTGCTCTTGATAGTGGTGATTTATTCTTTAATACTAGCACAGGTAAATTACTTGTATATAATGGAACTAATAGTGCATGGGAAGAAGCACAAAGTATAGGTAATTATTATATAAATACAATATCCAGCTATTCTGGTACAGGAGGAAATAGTGCATCATTTAATGGTTCTGCTTACAGATTTGTTCTTTCCAATCCGGGAACTACAGCAGAACAACATATTGTTTCTGTCAATGGAGTCGTTCAGAAACCTAACTCAGGTACAAGTCAACCCGGCGAAGGATTTGCTATTGATGGTAGTTCTATCATATTTAGCTCCGCTCCTGCTAGTGGTGCTAACTTCTTTATTATCACCATTGGATCAACAGTAAATATTGGCACACCAAGTAATGGAACAGTTACTACAGATAAGTTAACAAGTGGTGCAGTAACTACAGTTAAGATTGCAGATGATGCAGTTACTACAGCTAAATTAGCACTTCCACTAGATTTAGCAGATAACGAGAAGATTCGCTTGGGAACAGGTAATGATATAGAGCTTTCTCATGATGGTACTGAGTCAATAATTCTTAGTAAAACTGGTGGTTTACAAATAAAAGATACTGGTGGCTATATGAGAATCAGGTCGGATGAATTAAAGATTCAATCCGAAGCTAACGAGACTTATATAGAAGCTGACGCTAACGGAGCTGTACAATTATTTTACGACAACTCTAAAAAGTTTGAGACGTATGCTAATGGGTGTACTGTTACAGGTAATTTAAACGCTGGTAATGTAGATCTCGGTGATAGTGCAAAAGCTCGCTTTGGGGATTCTAATGATTTAGAAATTTATCATGATACTGAAAATTATATTAAAAGTGTAACTGCAAACGTAAACCTGATTTTAGAGTCTGCTCATGATGTTTATATAAAACATGGCGGTGAAAATATGCTTAAATGTACAGGTGACGGAGCAGTAGAACTATATTACGACAACCAACAAGCCTTAAAAACAACAGACAATGGAATACTTGTTTATGGACATGAAGGAAATGCTGCTCATTTATATCTTTATGCCGATGAAGGTGATGATATAGCTGATAGATGGGTACTTAGAGCAGCTGAAGGAAGTAGTCAATTTAAACTTAGAAACATAGCAAGTGGTGCTTGGGAAGAAAGTATTGTTGCTAATGGTAACGGAAGCGTAGAGCTATATTACGACAACAGTAAAAAGTTTGAGACTACTAACTTAGGAGCACAAATTACTGGAGAGTTATCATTAACAACTCATCTAAAACTTCTTGATGATCAGAAAGTTGTTTGTGGAAATGGGGAAGATCTACTTATTTATCACGATGGAACACACTCTTATCTAGATAACTCAACTGGAACTTTTTTTGTAAGAGGTGATACAATAAAATTACGAGGTAAGTCTGCTGACGAAGATTTAATAGAGGCTTTTGTAAACGGATCAGTAAGACTTTATTACAACAACTCTAAAAAGTTTGAGACTACAAATTCAGGTGGTCATTTTACAGGTAAATTTACATTTAACGATAGCAGTTCTAACCAAATTGCTTTTGGAGATAGTGAAGATCTGCAAATTTATCATAATTCCGATCAAAATTGGATTGTAAGTGGATCAGATAATTTATATTTAAAGGTAGCAGATGGTAATAATGATGGGAAGATCCGTCTTTTAGCTGCTGATGACTCTAATATGCTTGAATGTAATAATGGAGGTGAGGTCGAACTCTATTACAATGGCAGTAAAAAGGTTGCTACTACAGTATGGGGTTTTCAAGTGTATGGACATCTAATACCACAAGGAGATGATACCCATGATTTAGGAGCAAGTAATGAAAGATGGGACGATGTTTACGCCTCAAATGGTTCTATAAATACTTCAGATAAAAATCAAAAGAATACAATAGTTGAATCTGATTTAGGTTTATCTTTTGTAAATAAATTAAAACCTGTATCTTATAAATTCAATAATAAAACTAGAACTCACTATGGTCTGATTGCTCAGGATGTAGAAACAACATTATCTGATATAAGTAAACCTACAAGTGGTTTTGCTGGTTTTATTAAAGAAGACATCCCAGATCAATTATATGTAGAAGATGATGATATTCCAGAAGGTAAAAAAGTAGGCGATGTTAAGACTGCTGCTTTTACAACTTATGGTCTTAGATATCACGAATTTATATCACCACTAATTAAAGCAGTACAAGAACTTTCTACAGAGGTCGAAACATTGAAAACTAAAGTTGCAGCATTGGAGGCAGCATAAATGGCTTTAACACAAATAACAGAAAAAGGTATTAAAGATGGTGAAATTATTAATGCCGATATAAACGCTAGTGCAGCGATAGCTGGAACAAAGATTTCACCTAATTTTGGATCGCAAAATATTCAAACAACTGGTGGTATATCAAATGCACAGTATGTAAATTTAAGTTCAACTTCCCCTTCAATAGATTTTGTTGATACTAATAATAATTCCGATTTCATGCTCCAGAATGCAAATGGAGTTTTTAAACTTTATGATTCAACAAATAATGCAGATAGAGTTGGTGTAGATTCTTCTGGAAACGTAGGTATAGGCACATCAAGTCCAGCAGCAAATCTTCATGTTCATACTGACTCAAATGGAGAGGGTGTATTAATAAAATCTACAGGAAATACCAGTAATGCTCTTACTTTCGATGCAAACAGGGGTGCTGAAGGTGTAATAGCAGCAATGTATGGCAGATGGAATGGAACAACAGTTGCTCAGATGAGTTTTGTTTCTGGTTCTGATACAACTGACAAAAATGATGGATTTATTACCTTTGGAACGGAAAGTGCAGCATCTAATGGAAATGTAAATGCTACAGAGCGTATGCGTATAGCATCTGATGGAAAGGTTGGAATTAATATAGCTGGCACTGATAATACATCACCTGTTCGTAATTTAGATATTGCTGATAGCTCTGGAGCGATACTACGTTTGATAAGTTCAGATGATACTTTAGGTGCAAATGAAAGACTTGGAGAGATAGAATTTTTCTCAGATGATGATGATAATGCACATATTGGTGCTTTCATAAAAGCGATTGCTGATCCGTCAGATTCCGCAGGAAGGAGAACTGCATTAACTTTTGGAACACAAAACCATGATGCAAGTATAAATGCTGTAGAAAAATTAAGGATTGATGCTAATGGAAACGTAGGTATAGGTACAACAAGTCCTAATAGTTTGTTAAATATTCATGGGGTATTTGAAACTAACGCTTTTGATAGCGCCAGTGGAAGTGGAGGTCGTACTTCTACAGGTTTATTAATTGGTGATGCTTACTCAGCAGGTAAAACCTCAAGTGATGATCGAAACTCGATTATATGGAATGAGCGTGGTTTAGATATAGATTTTGCTACTTCTGATGCTGTACGAATGAAGCTAGTTCATGATGGAAGATTACGCTTACTGTGTCAGGATTTCAGTTCTGATCCTAGCTCAAGTAACAGTGGAGTGATGTTAGGTAGTACTAGTACTGGTTCTGTATTCTCATCTGGAAGTGCTACTAATACACAAACACATATAATTTTTAGAAATGGTAATGGAGATGTCGGTACAATACAAACAAGTGGGTCTAGTACTGCTTATAACACTTCCTCTGATTATCGTCTTAAAGAAAATGCTGTTGCAATATCTGATGGTATAACAAGGTTAAAAACACTAAAACCATATAGATTTAATTTTAAAGCTGATGCAGACACAACAGTTGATGGTTTCTTTGCACACGAAGTTACAGCAGTACCAGAAGCTATATCAGGAACAAAAGACGAAACAAAAGATATTTTATATACAGAAGAAGATACAATTCCATCTGGCAAGAAAGTCGGAGATGTTAAACAAGTTGACCCTGTTTATCAAGGAATTGACCAAAGTAAAATTGTACCTTTACTAACTGCTGCTTTACAGGAGGCAGTGGCAAAAATAGAAACATTAGAAACTAAAGTCGCAGCATTAGAAGCTGCATAAATATTAATTATGACAAAACCATCCACAGAACAATTAAAAGAAACTTTACAACAGCTAGTTAAACAACATAACGAAGCTGTAGAAGTTCAAAACAACTGTAAACAACAAATAATAGGCATTCAAGCTGTTATAGCAGATAGAGAAGATGGAAATACCAACGATAGTACTTCCACCGATACAGAAGATTGAAACTGTAGAAATACCTTTACCAACAG